TTCCGCCACGATCGAAATCAACGATGATGACCGAAGTTCCGCAGATTTCAGGGTAACCGGTGTAAGAGTGATATCCAAGACCAGCTGCCATTCTTTGATTTAAGAATTCTACTATTTTGGCTGCGTTAAATTTTTTCATTTTCGTTTCCTTTCTGTTATGTCTGTTATGTTTGTATGTTTCGATCATGTTTCCATTATATAGGAAAACAGGAGAATGTCACTCGTTTTTTACACCTTTTTTAAACTTTTTTAACATTAATTAAATTTTATTGATCAAAACAAGGGAACCCCACCAGACCCGGGGCTTTCCGAGACAAAAAGAATAAAATTTTAATAAAAATCTAAAAATTTGGCAAACAGGCCAAAACCGGTTATAATATAGGCTAATGTTGATTAATAATAAATTCAGAATTTTTTAAATATAATTAAAAATAAATCATAAAATTTCAGGAGGAAAAATGGAATTCATTCCACAGAAAAATAATGACAGAAATTACTCGATATTTCAAGGATTGTAAACTGGCCCAGGGAGAAAAACATGACTAAACCAAAACAAAAACGGGTCTGTATAATCAATGGGATTAAGCGGAATAACCCCGGCCCTTACAAACGACCTAAAAAGCGCAAAAGAGGTCGACCAAAACTAAAGAAAAAACCGGGAAGACCCAAAAAGAAAAGACCCGTAGGAAGACCTCCTGGCTCAACTAAAAATGATATCGAAATCACCACCCAAGAGCAATTGTTCTGCAATCTCATTTTAGAAAATAAAATGAAACCAAAGAAATCTCGAATGACCCAAACCGAATGCTACCGAATAGCTTACCAGAATTATAAAATGAAAGATTCCAGTGCTCAGGTCACCGCTTCTATGATTCTGAAAAGACCCAAACTAAAAAAATATATGCAGGCCAGGAAAAAGAAAGCTGCTGCAAAAGTGGAACTGACGGTATCAAAAGTATTAAAGGGGCTTTTAAGAATAGTTGAGTTCGATATAAGAAAACTATTTGATTCAAAAGGACGACCAATCCCTATCCATAAGCTACCCACAGATATTGCTTTAGGAATCAGTAGTGTGGATTTAAATGCCGTTTCCAGACGCTTGCCATCCGGTAGACGTAAGATCACCTATTATCCCAAGCACATCAAAAATGAAGCAAGAAAACCAGCCTGGGAATTACTCGGAAATCATTTAAATATGTTCAACGGGGAACAAGGAACCACTTCACCAGAAGAATTTGTTAATGGGGTAAGAGATTTCGCTGATAGCATCTTGGACGGAATTCCAGGAGGGCAGATATGAATATTTTATTAATCATTATCACTTCCATCTTAATTCTTGTTGGTGGTTCAATTGGTTATCTTTTTACTCTTTTCATTGATGGGTTAAACTGGGAGAATGAAATAGAGAATGAACCAACCAAACTAAAAAAGCATTCTGCGGTGAATCATTCTATATATCTTTCAATGGATACAACCAACAAAACAGAATTAAAAGATTTAAACAAACAAACAAAAAAAGAAAGGGGATTGATTAAAAGGGATAGAATAGAAAGAATCGAAAAATCTATTTATTCTATATATAATTCTTCTAATGATATAAATAAACCATCTATTAGTGAAAGGGATAAAGAAAGGAATAAAGGTCAGAAAAAAGGGGGAAAGACCAAAGGGGAAAAAGGTCAAGAAAAAGGTATCTCGAATCCATTCCAAGAGTCCCCCAGGGAAAAGGACGTAAAAACCGAAAACTGGCTATTACGTGAAGATCGGTTCTCCGTTCAAGAGTATTCGCCTAATCTGGACAAACTAAAAGATTCAAAGGAAGGGAAATTCCCATATCTGGAAGATCAGAGATTCATATCACCTTGCCCCCACACCACTGAAAAGATAGCAAAGAAACTCAGGCAAGATATTGTTGATTGTTTTGGAGAAAGATAATGACTGTTTTCAGAAATAACCCAGGGCATTCAATTAAGGCTAAAAAGCCAGATACGGTCAAGATGCTCTCCAAAACAAAAAGATGGTCACCACTGAAAGATCATCCTACCCAGGTGGCCCTTTGGAGATCACGCCACAGATTCAATATAGTCCCGGCAGGCCGACGATCAGGAAAAACCGAAATTGTGGGTAAACGAAAACAGGTTTTAAGATTCATGCTTTGCCATGATAAAAGATTTCCACAATTCCATTCTAAATATGAAGATCCAAAATATTTCATAGGGGCACCAACAAGAGACCAGGTAAAAAGGATTTACTGGCAAGATGTGAAAAGTTTGGTTCCTGTTGGTTTTCTCGCTAAGCCACCAAATGAATCCAATTTGGTTTTAACCGGTAAAAATGGTGCTGAACTTCACCTCCTTGGATTGGATAAGCCGGAAAGAATTGAGGGCTCTCCTTGGGACTGGGGCGTTGTTGATGAGATCGGTAACGTTAAAAAGAATGCCTGGCAAGCAAATATCAGACCGGCCCTTTCCGATAGAAAAGGGGGATGCGATTTTATAGGAGTTCCGGAGGGCCGAAACCATTATTATGAGATGTGGAGCAAAGCCAGGGCTGATAAAACCGGAGACTGGGGAGCTTACCACTGGATATCAGCAGACATTCTTGATGAATCAGAGATTGCAGCGGCTAAAGCTGATCTGGATGAATTGGTTTATCTGCAAGAGTATGAAGCATCTTTTGTTAATTTCACAGGGCAATGCTATTACAATTTTGATGAAACCATTCATTGTGGAGCTTTTAAGCAATTCTATAATCCGAAGAAACCGATATCATTTCACTTCGATTTCAATGTGGCCCCAGGGGTAGCGGTTATTGCTCAGGAAATGGGAGCAGACGTATTTAAGGTTGCCCCAGGCAAGACGATTACAGTTGCCATAGGGGAAGTTTATATTCCAAGGAATAGTACCACCCCAAGAGTCTGCCAAAAGCTCATAAAGGATTGGGGACGGCATCAAAGCAATATCATCTGTTATGGGGATGCCACCGGTGGAGCAAAAGGTTCTGCTAAAGTTCGTGGTTCTGACTGGGATTTAATCAAACAGGAATTGATGCCATATATTGGAGATCGATTATATTTCAAAGTTCCGAAAGCCAACCCACAGGAAAGGCAGCGGGTTAATTCGGTGAATAGCCGATTAAAGTCAGCAACTGGTGATGTAAAATTGATGATTGATGGAAAAGAATGCCCTCATCTGGTAAAGGACTTGGAAGGGGTCACTGTGATTGAAGGAGGAGCCGGTGAGATCGATAAAAAAGCAGATCCTAATCTAACCCATATATCTGATGCTTTTGGCTATTATATCCACAGAGAATTTCCTGTTTTCCAATATTGGGGAGCTGATGATATTCAACAAGCAATGCAAAAGATCAAAGGGAGTAATTAAAATGTGTCGAGAACACGTTCATCAAAAAGCGGTTGAGGTTTTCAAGGATATTCTGCATTTAGTGGAATCCCTTAGAGAATCCAAACGGAAAGAGGATCAGGAATTCCAAGGTGATATTCGGTTTATGGTTCGCAAAATGTATGGGTTGAATCACACTTTGAATTATCTGATTTTTGTGGTTAAAGCGGACAATGCCCCATATTGCTTATCAGCCTGGGAGATATCTGCAGCATTTAAGGAACCCGGGGAAGAGTTGTTCTATTTTATTAAATCAAAGATGCTTCTAAACTCCAAAACCAGTTGGATCACTTTTCCCCTCTTTCTCCGGAAACCGATTGTTTGCCAATATGATCACATTGATAATAAGGATTTTGCCTTTTTGGAATCAACTACAGCTTTACAATCCGGTACAGGACTAAACAAACCTATACAAGATCTTACAGGACTAAACAAATCCAAACCGGTTTAAGTAAATCCAAACCGGTCCAAATAATATTTAACAGCTTCACGCATGGGCGTGAAATCTCCGAGGGGTTGGTTTTTCTGCCTTTCAGCCCCTCGGGGATCACCCATAAAGGAGATCAGATGGCGGACGGTGAAAAAATATCACTGAGAGATATAGAAGAGCACAATCAATTGATGCTTTCTATGAAGCAGGTGGTGGAGGAATTAAAGCAGGAGGCCCATGATAAGCGCCTGATGGAAGAACAATCTGGTTTGCTTTTGAAATCGGTTCAAGAATGCCTAAGTTCCATTAAAATTCAAATTGAGAGATTAAAAACTGAGCAGACCGGATTCATCGAAGCCAGACGAGACAGATCATTAAATTGTGATCGAATTCACAATGACCATGAGCAACGACTAAGGGATGTACCAGGAGGCCTCCGATGTAAAGCTAATGAAACCAGGGTGAAGCAGCTTGAAAAAAAGGTGGAAGAAGCGGCCCCTTTAAAAAGGGTGGAGGTGATAGAAACTAAGGTTGATGGATTTACTCCATTGATCTATAAAATTGTTGGTGGGGTGACCGTGATTGCATTGCTTGTCCCACCGATCATATCAGCATTATTTGCTTTTATTGTTAAGCATTTTATCAAGGGGGAATGATGAAAGCTGATTTAGAAGTGATTGATATGATTAAACCGTTTCCTGCTGAGGATATTGTGCTTGCTGCCGATAAACCCGGCCCGAAAATAGTGGTAGCCTGCTGTGCCAGATCAGGAAGCAAATATATAAAGGAATTGCTTAGAAGATTAAAAAAAGATGTGGGCCACGAAAGAATATTGCCAGATGGTATTGTATCATGGATGATAGTTCACCCGCGCCAGATTGAGCAGATAAAAGCTGTATTTGAAAAGGACACCACTTATATCCATTTAGTCAGAAACCCGGTAAAAGTGATTCAATCTTGCTCCAGGCTGCATGTTAGTGAGGGACGAATAGGATATGAGCCCTTTGTTGAATTCTTTCCAGAATATAAAGATCTTTCTCCTTATGAAATAGGAGCATATTACTGGATTGAGTGGAACAAAAGAATTCAAAAGGAATTCAACATTGATTATATTCTGAGGGTAGAGGATATGCAGCAACCTAAGCAAATTCTTGAATTTGCTAAATGGTTTAATCTTGATTTAAATAATTTGGTGGTGTGGGTGGATAAATTGGGAACGAATATTCACACTCATCCATGGAAGGAAGCCGTTGATATTGAATTAAATGGTTTATTCAGCATGGAAAAGTTATTGAAGGTTAATCCGGTGGCCTATCATGATTTAAAGCGGAATGCTTTAGAATATGGTTATCAAATTTAGGAGGTAATATGCTTGATATAGATACAGAGACCATGTTAGGGGGAGAATTGGTGATATTTCCCTGTGTTTGGCAAGAAACCTGTGATGAATATAGTGATCAATGCAATATAGATTGTGAGTATTATAAACCCGATATTAAACAACCAGAAAGGAGTTCATAATGAGGGATGTTTCAGAAAAGGAATATAGAGCAAGGTGGGATGCCGAAACTCTGGCCCAGGCTAAGGAGATCGAATCAGATCCAAACCGATTAGCCCAGGCAAAAACAGCGGCACAGCAAATGGCTGATGATGAAGCAAAGAAAACAAAGCATTTAAGGCAGGTTGCTGGCAGATCTCCCAGGAGTCAGCAAGCAGGGAATCCAAAGCCAAGGACTAACCGCCAATCGACCAGAAAAGGGCAAGGAGCGAATCCATATAATGTTTTTCAAAAAATTTAAGTGGAGAAAAAAATGCCTATTGTAAGTTCAGAAATACTTGAAGATAGTCAACAGGCGGATGGTAGGCGGCTAATCACAGAAAAGCATACAGATTCAAATGGAGTAGACCACAAAATAGTCTATATAGTGAATGCTGGAGTTGATGTTTCTGTGGCATCACGGTTCTTAGCAAGACCTATAGTAATACCAAAACGGTCATCTGGCTAAAGGATGGGGCAGCAGAATCGAATTACTCATTTACCAATAGAATCACTACTCTTGCTGGAAGAAAAGAGGACCGGCCAATATTAATCAAAGTTAGAGAGAATGTTCACGGAAACTAATAAAAATAATTAAAGGAGAAGTTATGAAAAAGTTATTTATCATTTTGGGTTTTATTTTTCTTTTGGCTTTCAATTTATGGGGGGCTAGTTCGGTTAAACTCCAAGATACTGATGGAAGACCCAGGGGAATAAAGATTAAAAATGACGGTTCACAGGACGTCAATGTGCAGGACCAGACCACAAGAGTCATCGCTTTACGATTCTCTAAAATTGATAATTTAACGGATGGATTGGCCGAAATTCCCACAGTAGGGGCTTATACGATTGTTATGAAGGCGGGGCATTCAATCGCTCCAGGAGACCATATTTCGGTTATCTATCATGATACCACAAGTGAAGATCCCCATCCACATTATTTTACCCCTGATGTGATTTCAGTGGCGACGAATACCCTTACCCTGGATGAACCGGTTCCATATGCATTCCCTTTGGAATCTATTGTTTATTCAAGCCTGCAGAATATGAATGTGGATGGCTCCTCCACTCCCCAAATTTATCAATTGACGAATGCCTTTTCTGCCGCTGCAGATTTGACGCAATTGGTAATCCACATCACAGATGCAACGGCTATGGATGATGGGACTTTTGGTGGTATTGCCGCTTTGACCCGGGGAATGGTCTTCAGAAAGAAGTTTGCTGATAATCATTATGAAAACATCTTTAACGTTAAGACAAATGGTGAATTAGGTATTCTGTCTGGACCAAATGGAAAAGTGTATGACACAAAAGCCCCTTCTGGAATATATGGTATCACCATAAAGATTTCATTTGCTGGTCAATCTGAATACGGGGTGGCTGTTCGGCTTTTAACCGGAGAAAGCATCCAAATGCTTATTCAGGATGATTTGACCGATTTAACCAAAGTATCTGCGATGGCTCAAGGCCATTTCACTGATTAAAGAATTAAAAAAAGGAGAGAATTATGAGATTTAAAAGTTTAGTTATTTTGGCATTGATTTTTTGTTTTTTCAATTTAAATGGCGCTTTTGCCGCATCTGCTGTGAAATTATTTGATCAGGATGGTCGACCACGGGGGATCCTTATGGATGATAGTGGTGGAATATCTGGAGCCACCACAGATGAGTTTGGAATTAAAGCATCTTTTCTTGGTGATAATATTTTCCGTGGTGCCCCTATTATGATTTCATCTGAACACCATGAAATCCATTGCGGCGATTCATACGAGGCCACCCATAATACCACTTTAGGTAATGGCGCTTCAATTAAATATTTAATCATTGTTCCTGATTCTGGAGTAATTGATACTGAAAATTCAGGGAAAGACCAAACAAAAAAGATATGGCATTTTCTGGAACATGTTGAATCAGAAAGTGAATTATCGGTGGCGATATATGAGGCAGCAGATAGGGTGGCTGGGACCGCTATTTCATCTTTTAATCGAGATCGAAATAGTGGGAATACTGATACTTTGAATATAAGCCATACTCCAACAGGGGGGACAACTGATGGCTCCTTAATATGGGGGCCTTGGCGGGTCGGATCAGGTCGGACTACCCCAGGAACGAGAGGTAGAGTTGCTGAGTTCATTTTAAAAAGTAATACAAAATATATCATTTTATTAACGAATGAGACCACCTCCGATAATAACGTGAATATTGAATTTGATTATTACGTTCACCCGGGCGTTTAATTAGGAGAAAAAAATGAAATTGAATCGAGAGGAAATAAAAGCAGTTCATGCTGATTATAGGCAGAATCTTGCTTTGTGGAAGATCTATATGGCTGCTTTTGAGGGCATTGAAGCAATCGTCAAAGGGGGCTATATTCAGCAGCATGAAAGGGAACCCCAGGCGGCATACGAAAGGAGAATTGCTGATTTATATTCCTTTGGTTATTCTAAATCGGTCTGTGGAATATTCACTTATCATTTGATGAGTAAACCTCCTCAAGGCAGAAAGCTCCAGGCATTGGAGAATGACGATTTTTGGCAGATGTTTTTCAAGGATGCTAATTTGTATGGTGATGGATATGATCCCACCATGGCCAATATTGCCCTTAATGCTTCGATTCAAGGGCATATGGGTATTCTTGTGGATAAATCCCCTACTCAGTTTAAAACGCTCAAAGAACAGAAAGATGCTAAGGTCTATCCATATATTGCCACGTATCATCCTCCGGCTATTCTGGATTGGAAGTTTGCCAAGGATGAAAACCACCGCCCTTACCTGGCATATTTGAAATTGTTGGATGAAGACGGCAGGTATAGAATTTGGACTGATCAAGAGTGGGCCATCTTTGAACTCGTGGATGATCAAGGTAGACCAGAAGGACCAAATGTAAATATTGTTTCTCTTACCTCCGGGGCTACATCTCAAACAATCAGCGGGGCTAAACCTGCCCCGAATTCAAAACCGATTCCGGTTACGGTTCCATCAATGGGCGGGGAAGAAGTAGAATCCATAGCGGAAGGTGATAATTCATTGGGATTCGTTCCCTTTCTATGGCTTTATAACCTGAAAACAACTAAGCAGGGCATCGGAGAAAGCGATTTAAGCGAAATCGCAAGGATAGATATCTCCTTGGTTAAAAACGCAAGCCAAATCGAAGAAGTGATCAATTACGCGGCATTCCCAATGATGATGAAAGCTCGAAGGGATGCTGACCCGAAAAAGGCGAATGTTGATGCCCCTGATGAGGTGAGTGTTCAGGCTGTTCTTGAGTATGATCCGGAATATCCAGAATCAAAGCCGGAATGGCTCACACCAGAAGTAGAATCGGCTATCAATTCCATTTTGAAGCATATGCAATACAAGGTTGGGGAGATCTATAGAGCGGCTAATATCGGTGGGCTCGCCGGAACTGAAATATCCACCACGGCTAAATCAGGGGTGGCATTGAAATCAGAATTTCAAATTCTCAATTCTACGTTGGTCAGTAAAGCCATGAACCTTGAAAAAGCGGAAAACAAGATTCTTGAATATTGGCTGAAATGGCAGAATGAATGGGAGAAAATGAAAGACGAGGTGAACTTCGGTCGATCCAAATCATTTAATGTGGAGGACGTTGCCGCAGATCTTGAAAATGCCCTGACCTCCCAAACCATTGTGAAATCAAAAACCTTTAATGGCTTGATTCAGAAGCAGACTGCAAAACAGGTTTTGCCCAGCATGAGTGAGGAAGACCAGGATGCCGTTGACGCTGAAATTGATGAATATATTGAATCCATGCCGGAATTCGGGCAGGATACCCCACCGGATATTGAACAGGCTGATGATGAAACAAAAGTGGTAATCCAGGAAGGCATGGAAACCGAAACTGAATAATTGGAGATAAGCCATGGTGACCAAAGGTGATGTGAATGCAGCCGCTCAAGACTCAGACGAGTGGTTAAGGAAAAAGCAAAAGCTGCATATCTCCATGATTCAGAATTCCACCAAGAAACTTCAAAAGGATATTCTGAATTCATTGAATATTCTTAAAATGGATCCAAATGGGAAACTTGATGGAATAAAAGCCAACCTGGGAACGCTGCAGACTTTACAGAAGAAAGTTGAGCAGATGTTTTACAAGGATTTCAATAATCACACCAGAAAAATTGTCCGTGATTTTAAATCAGCTCAGGCGCAGATAGAAAAGAATTATAAAATGGTTGGGGAAGCAGCCAAGTTCACCAATGTCGATCAGGATATGATGTCTGTTCTTCGTGATGGATATTATAAGGATTATCTGGCCATTGGGGAATCCGCCAAACAGAAAGTTATTCAATCAATGTATGATAATGTGATTGGTGGGGGCTCCTTTAGTGATTTGGAGAATCAGATCAGGCAGAGTATCTTGGGATCTGCAGCAAAAGGGGTGGTGGGTGCTTCCCTGGCGAGTTATGCCACCCTATATGCTCGAGATATGATTATGAATTATCATAACGAGGTGAATATGAAAAAGGCTGAAGATCTCGGCATTGAATTATTCACCTACATGGGCACCATAATGGCTCGTTCACGGGATTTCTGCCGCCGCCGGGTAGGTAACACTTATTCCAAGAAAGAGATTAATTCATGGAAATTTAAATGGAAGGGAAAGAGTGGCCCGGCCATGACCCATCGAGGGGGATACAATTGCCGGCATCATTGGCAACCAGTCAGGAAAGAATGGCTTAATGAAAAGGATATCTTTGGTATTGATAAATTGAGTTCTCTGGATAAAGACGGAAATCCTATCAGACCTAAGCCACCTAAAGTGAAGCCACCTAAGCCACCTAAAGTGAAGCCAGGGGTTAAATCAACCGATGATCTTGATTTTGCATATAGAGTAAAAGATAAGGATTACGTTTACAATCCATTGAAGCAGGAGTTCGAGACTCCCAAAAGACCAAAAACCCCTTTAATGGCTGAAACTCTCGATCAGCAAAACTATACTAAAATTTTGCAGCAGGCGGCTGATAATAATGTGAGCAATATCACCCCTATGAAAGTACCTTTATCACGTTTAAAGACTATCAGAACTTCTTTGGTAAAGGAAAGAATTGATGAATTCGCCAATAATTTCACTGTTAAGAAATTCAATAAAGGGGGAAAGCCTTTAGCCTATCAGCTGCCCAATGGTGATCTTGTTTTGGTGAATGGAAATCATAGAATAGTGGCTGCTATGTTGGCTGGTAAAACAGAAATGAATATCAGCGTGAAAGTGATGACGGCCAGACCGAAAGTGAAGCCACCGAAGCCCAAACCAAAACCAAAACCTAAACCCAAAGTACCAAAAGTGGTTGGCAAGGGAACTATTCCAGAAGCCCCAACTGTTAAGACGATTGAAAAGGAATTAAGAAATCTTAATCAATCTCCTGAATATATGGCTTTGAAAAAGGAAGGGGAGGAAGTAAAGAAGAAGGTTGCTGCCGTTAAACAGAAAAGGGAGAAAGCGGCTGCTATTCTGAATAAGGATCCTGATAGTGATAAGGCCTATGCTGCTTATTCAAAAACCATTTCAGAATTATCAGCAGCAATGCGCCGGCAAGCTGAAATTAAGGATGAAATGAAACTGATGCGAGCCAGGAAAGTAAAGGCCTTGATTCAAACTCCTGATGCAACCGGAAAAATGAAAATAGTGTTTGGCGGAAAGATGACCAAGGCCACTAAAAATAATATTAATAAAATGAATCAGTTTGTGGAGGAAATGTATCATCCTGATGTTTTGAAAAAGATACCAACTCAAACAGTTTATTTTAAAAAGGGAATTCGGGCGTATCATCAAGGAAAGTATGATTTGCATATTGGCAATACTAAGGGGATTGCCACTTATATTCATGAGTTTAGTCATGCTGTTGAAAAGAATATCAGTGGGCTGGTTGCTAAATCAAAGAAATTCTTGAAAAAGAGGGCGGCTGGTCAACCACCTACTGAAATCTATAAAGGAAGTGGGGAGATAGGCTGGAAAGATGGGTTCTTCGATCATTATTGTGGAAAGCATTATAATTTCAATGCTACCGAATTGATTTCAATGGGAGTTCAACAAATGTATCAGAATCCCTACGGATTCCTAAAACAAGACCCTGAATATTTTGATTATATTCTCAAGGTTATATGGGGGAAAGTATGATTGAAATAAAATCATTATTGGGAAATTTTGTGATCACAAATGGTGAACTTGATTCAGATAACCCAACAATCAAAAAGGTATTTAATGATGCCCAGTCAATTGAAGTTGATCCGGCGCAGGGTGATCCTGATTTAGTGATAGGGAAAAGGATGATAGCTGTTTTGGGGAATGCCACCATTTTAGGGTATATCAATCAACAGAAAAATCCTGACACAACTTATTAAATAGAAAAAGGGGGCCGAAGCCCCCTCTATCTTTTTTATGTTGGATTGATTAACAGAATGTTTGGAGTTTTGAGTGAATAAGTTTAGGTGCCATGAATTCCATAAAAACAGTCTTACGGGTACCATTGTGATAATTATTGATGGTGGCTTCTTCCTGCTCAAAGTTAAAGGTAACATGGATATCTTTGTCCATGCATTGAATGGAGAGGATTGTTTCAGTTTTTTCATGCCCTCTATAAAGGTTTTCGTTAATGATACGGTCGATGTTTTTGTCTGTGATTGATTTGATTCTGTTGAGTTCCATGTCGTTTCCCCTTTGTTTTTGTTGTTATTGTTTCGATCTGTTAAGGATAATATACCACCTTAATTATTATGTCACGAAAAAAAGTGACATTTATTTAAATTATTTTTAGGAGGGACTATGCAGCATTTTATTCCAGATCAAAGAATTTTTAAACCACAGGAAATCTTTCCACCGCATATTATCAAGCAGCATTTGCGGGAAGGTGATTGGATAGATCCCCAAATATGGCGCCTGATGGACTCCAGGGTTCTATGGACGGCTGAGCAATTAAGAAAGCTTTTTGGTCCTATGATCGTCAACGATTATATGTGGGGCGGGGTTTTTGATGATCGTGGGTATAGGGATCCCATGACCTTAATCGATCACGCATATTATAAGGAAAGTGGGGAAATTAGGGCATCTTGGTCATCTTTCACCAGCCAGCATTGCTCTGGCCGGGCATTGGATAGTTCGTTTAAAAATATTTTGGCAGTTGATGTCAGGTCATATATAATTAGCAACCAGAATAAGGAGGAGTTTAAGTATATCACTGCAATTGAAAAGGAGGTATCATGGTTTCATTTTGATGTCAGAAATTTCAAGGCAGGAGATGCAAGATTTTTTTTATTTTAATCCTTTTTAAATTAAGACCGGCGGCTTACTTCTGAATAGAATGACCCGTCAAAATTTTAACGATCCGAATGGACAAGGAGTACAAAAATGGCACTAGTATTAGTAACTGATTCAGAAACAAATGCACCGAAGATGACCGAAGATCAAAAGATTGTTTATTATGACGATCAGGATCCCGACAAGAAAGAATTGCCGCTTGATCCGGCCGCCATGTATGTGAAAATCGGTGATCTTGGAAGGCAAAACAAAGTTGACCGTGATAAATATAAGAATCTCCGGGACACTTACGCCGACTTTAAAGATATTGAGAATATTTCCGAATGGAAAGAAAATGCTGATAAAGCTCTGGCCACCGTTGAAAACTTCAACGACAAGGACTGGATGAAAGCCGACAAAGTTGAAAAGCTCAAGGCCGACATGAAAGATTCTTATGATGCCAAATTGAGTGCTAAAGACGCCATCCTGGCGGATACCCTGAAAAGCCATGCAAATGAACTTGCTGGGAAAGACGGACAGATCAGGACTTTAATGGTTAGCAATAAATTTGCATCAAGCCCGTATTTTATTGGTGAGAAAAAGAAAACCATTTTGAATCCAGATATCGCTGAATCTTACTTCGGTAAGCATTTTAAGGTAGAGGACGATGATGGGGAGTCTGTTCTCAGGGCATATCATGCAAATGGTGAACCAATCATTTCAAAGGTCAATCCGGGTGAACCAGCGGGCTTCAATGAAGCAATGGGGATCATTCTTGACGAATATCCTGGTCGTGATGAAATTATGACTGCTCCCGGGTCTGGATCAGGTGGCCAAGGTGGAAAAGGAAATGCCGGTGATGGGGATGATCTCACATCACTAAAACAGCAACACAAAAAGGCTTTGGAAAACGGTCAGACTCAACTTGCTATAACCCTAAAGAATAAAATATTTACTTTAGAGCAAGCGGGCCGGTAAGAGTCTTTTTGTCCATTTAAGGAGAAACAAAAATGGCTAATGTAAATGCAGCGGGTACCTCTTGGAATTGTCCGAATTATACCGGTGAGCTTTATTTGATCGGTGCAAACCAAACTCCGTTTCTTAATATGATTGGTGGGCTCCAGGGCGCAGGAATCAGAACCGTATCGTCTTTTGAATTCCCTTTGGCGCAGCCCTATGCCCTTGAAGCGGCGAGCCAGCCAGCTATCACAGAAACGGCTTCCCTGACTGCTCCCACCCCGTGGACTTATGTTCGTGGTCAGGATACAAATACCTGCCAGATTTTCCAGCGGGCGGTATCTATTTCATACGCCAAGCAGTCTGTGCCTGGCTCCATCGTAGCGGATGCCACCACCGGACTGGTAGATATGAATGAAAATCAGCCTGTCCAGAATGAAAAAGATTTTCAGATTGCAGCCCATCTGCGTCAGATTGCCGTCAATTCTGATTACACTTTTCTAAACGGTGCTTATCAGAAAGTAACCAGTGCAGGCGTTGCTGCCAAAACCAGGGGAATCATTACCGCCTGTTCTACAAATACCGTGGATGCTTCAAATACGGCCCTGTCCAGAAATATGTTCAACGAACTGATCAGGAATATGGCTTCAAACGGGGCAGAATTCAGAAACCCGGTGATCTTTGTGAATGCTTTTAACAAACAGCAGATCACTGAGATTTACGGATACGCCCCTGAAGACCGGAATATCGGTGGCATGAATATTAAACAGATTGAAACTGATTTTGCTCAGTTTGGGGTGATTTGGGCTCCGAATGTCCCAGCCTCAACTCTGTTGGTAGCAGACCTTGATGTTTGTCACCCCGTATTCCTGCCGGTACCTGGTAAAGGTGTTCTTTTCTATGAAGAGCTTGCCAAAACCGGTGCTTCTGAACGCGGCCAGATTTATGGTCAGCTTGGTCTTGATTATGGCCCTGAAGAATTCCATGGTAAAATCACGAACCTGACCACTTCCCTTTAATAAGGGATTACCCGGGATCTGATACTTTAACCTTTTAAAGGGAGAATGACCATGGCAAACGAGGACTATAAAAAAGAACGGAAGTTCATGGAAACCAACCCTGCTATTTATCCAGAGCAAAGGAATTATTTTAAAGCTCTGAACAGACATCTGCAGGTGAGCGGGGTCTGGTCGACTACCACTACTTCAACGACCAGTTCCACTTCATCAACTTCATCAACTTCATCAACCACCACTTCAACTACCGCTTAATGGTGGCTTAATTTAACCATTCATAAGAAAGGCAGAAAATTATGAAACGGAATAATCCAAAAGTGAATGAAAAACAGGAGTTCAGGTTTTATAAATCGAACCTGGCCAAAGTAGTTTGGGATCCTGATAACAACCGGGCATTGGCCGATTTTGAAGGCGGATCTTTCACAACTGATGATATCAGAGTAGCAAAGATTCTGCTGGATAAAGGTTATCCTCAAATTCCCGTTGATGCGACTGAACCTCCGGATGTTTTAGTTTATATTCCTGGGGATTCCATCAATACGGAAGGGGCCAACCCTGATGATATTAAAGTTGGCGCCCACCGGGGAATCAATGAAAAGAAAGGGGTAAATGTCCCGGTTGTTCAGGAAGGCTCCACCATTTAAAGGGAGAAAGTCATGGCGACTTATTGCACAGATCAGGACCTGTTGACCTATAGAAGCAATATTCTTGACCTTGGCGTTGATGATTGGGAAAAACAGCGGCTTGAAGCATTTGATGTGATTAACCGGATGCTGGTTGCTCGCTGGTATAATCAAGCAGCCAAGGTTCAAGGGGTTGATCCTACTTTGACGCTATTTGATCCCACAAAGGTTGAGGATGGGGCGTTGACTCGTCTTGAATGTTATAAAACCTTAGAATTCGCTTATATGATTCTCATGAAAGATTGCCCTGAACCAGATGGCTTTGAAAGGAATATGGATTTGTTTGCTAAACTATTCGGCAACGAATTCGATACTATCATTGGTATGGGGCTTTCATATGATTGGGATGATTCCGGCGCAATTGAGTATGATGAATATAAGATGAATGCTCCAAGGCGTTTGTCAAGGGCGTAAAATGGCTGGCAAGATCACATTAACAATTGATGGCTTAGCAGGAATCAAACAAAAAGCAAAGGCCCTGGAAAACACGGCTTTTGCTCGCCCTATGATGGGTGATATTGGTTTCTTTGCTATGCGCCAGATTAAGGCCAGAACCATTTTAGGGGAAGATGTGGATGGTGTTGATTTTAAGCCATATAACCCCTTTTATGCCAAAGAGAGGGCCAAGGATGGGTATCAAGTAAACTTTGTTGATTTGACCCGTACTGGCTCTATGCTGTCCGCCATGACGGCTGAGTATGACCGGAATTCCGTTGATATCTTTTTTATGAATACAACCGACTCCTCCGGGGCAAGAAATCCGGAGAAAGCCTTTTTTCTGAATGAGGATCGAGAGTTCTTTGCTCTGAATCAGGATGATATAAAAGGCATAATGAAAATTGTAAGATCATATTATCAAAAACTCATTGATTCAAAAGGGTAAAGATTATGGCTGAGAATAGTAAGAGAGAGCAAATCATAACCGCTGATTATAATCTAATCACGGCAGTTCCTGCTGTGGAAACCGCTCAAAGAGTGATGCCGGATTATACCAGCTTAAAGTGCTATGCTCAAACACAATTTCCTGTTTCTGCCGTTGTCGGAAGAATGCCCACCCCATTAGAAAAGTTTAGTGATCGTCGAGTAAATGTTGATCAAATTATATCAGAATTGAAAACGGATATCTTTGTGTATTTGCAAGTAAATTCAGATATGGATTCCATGATTAGTAATGTAGCTGATGATTGCTGGGCTGCTCTATATCAAGACCAAACCCGGGACGGATTATGCATCGAGACCACCCTTGAATTAAATGAGAAGGTGAATCTGTGGAAACCTTTTGCTGCTTTCCAGATCACCGCCATTCACAAATATGTCCATGATACAGGAGGAATTTAAATGACTATTCCGCATAGCACGAGTTTATATGTTCCTGCGGGCAGGGGAATTATGTATGTGGGGCCTTGGGTTGGAACCACGCCCCCTACTTATCCCACAGCATATGAAGCCGGGTCGCTCGGTGATTTTGTCGACATCGGTAATGCTCCGTCTTTCGAGATTGAGCCGGCTACTGAAAACAGACCCCATTATTCAAGCAGGGAAGGAATCAATCTCAAAGATCTGAATCCTATCACCACCCTTGAATATTCTCTCAATTTTACCCTGGATGAAGTGGCAGCTTCCAACCTGAATATGTTTTTGCTCGGTACTTTGGATGAAGCCACCAGAACAATTGCTGGTATGCAGGGAGCGGACAAAGAATATGCCATTATCTTTGTTTCAAATAACCCCATTGGCCCACAGTCAATCGCCTTTTTCAGGAGAACGACGATTAAGCCGAATGGTCCAATGCAATTAATCGGTGATGAATATCTAACCATGTCTTATCTGGCGGAGGGGCTTGCTGATACTGCAAATCATGCATCCAGCCCGTACTTCGATTATAAGATGATCACCACGACAACCACCAGCACCACAACAACAACTGCTTAAAATAGGATAGGGACGGACAAAGATGGCAAGAAAAGTAAAGACCGTTAAAATAGAACTTGATGATGGGAGTACGAAAGATTTTACAATCAAGGAATTGTCCATTCAGGACATACTTGATTTAAGCCAGCAAAATGCTTTCTTTACGCAATCTGCGACTCCTGATGCCAAGAAATCCCAAAACGGAGAGGACCCGGCTGATACCGAAGCAGAAAAAGGACTTATGGAGGATCTGACTCAGTACGGGGCTACCATTTCTGAAATCATGGCAAAAATTTGTGATTTTCAATTAGTTGATCTTAAACCCCTGGCACCTTCCGATGTCGCAGAATTGTACGATGGTTTTAAGGAGGTGAACGCGACTTTTTTAGGAGTACTGGAAAAACTAAAAATTCCGGAAATGGTCAGCAAAACAATTCAAAAGCATATGAGCAACTTTTCAAAGATGCTTGCCATCTTATAGAAGCAGGACATACGAACGTCCTTTCCTATGGCTATAGTTTTTTTGTTATGGCTTTGAATGAGCATCAATTCATCAAAAACGATAACAGAAAGGATATGGCCATAGCTTTTAGAGTGGCCCGATTAGCAGACGACCGAAAGTGGGGTCAGTTTATGAAAAGGAGATAATGAATGGCTACCGAGAATATGAATATCAAGGTGACCTTCCAAAATGCTGCTAAACGGGGTCTTCAAAACCTGAACTCCGATTTAGGGAAGATAGGGAAAGGCGCCCAAAAATCAGCCAAGGGGTTAAACAATATGTATACCCAATTGGCTGGTGTTGCATCACTCTTAGCTGGTGGGGCTTTATTCGGTAATGCAATAAAAACTTTTGCTGATTTCGACGATAATATGAGGGCAGCAGGAGCCGTTACATCTGCCACAGCGGAAGAACTGGAGCATATGACGGAAGTGGCAAAAAAGATGGGGGCTGAAACCCGATATACTGCCTCCAATGCCGCTGAAGCCCTCCGATTTCTTGGAATGGCTGGTTTTGAAGCAGCAGAAGCAGCAGAAGCCCTACCAGGTGTTTTAAATCTTGCCGCCGCTGGTGCTCTGGAATTAGGGGATGCAGCAGATATTGCCACGAATGTTTTGAGTGCTTTTGGATTGGAAGTGGGTAATCTTGAAAGAGTTAATGATGTTCTGGCGAAAACTTTTACCTCATCTAATACCAATTTAATTGAAATTGGTGAATCATTTAAATATGTGGGCTCCCTTTCAAAAGGTGTTGGGGGTGACTTCGAAGATCTATTAGCCACTATTGGTAAACTCGGTGATGCCGGTCAAAAAGGATCCTTAGCAGGAACTAATCTCAAAAACGCAATAGGCGCTTTACTTGCTCCAACAGCCAAAGAAGCAGAAGCAATGGCAAAACTGGGAGCCAGGATTGGTCAGACGACTTTACGAGTAAAGGATTCTGAGGGTGATTTCATAGGATTTGTTGAAGTCATTAAACAATTGGAAGCCGCCGGGCTCTCCGGTGACGAAGCATTGGCAGCATTTGGGGAAAGGGCCGGCCCAGCATTACAGGCTTTGGTCAATCAGGGATCACAGGGGCTGGAAGATTTAATTAAAGAATTAAGGGCAGCGGGGGGAACCTCTAAAGAAATTGCTGATCAGATGGAAGCAGGACTTGGTGGTCAACTTAGGAAAACCGCTTCTGTAATTGAATCATTTAAAATTCAACTTGGGGAAGCCTTTGGCCCCGAGGTAACTATCGTTTTATCCACGTTTAGGGATTGGATAAGGGCTATCACCGATGCTGTAAAGCAAATGCAGGAGAATGGCAATCTCCAGGGATGGGGCGAAGGGGTTATCGAGATCTTCGACTTTATGATTACCGGTCTTACCCGAATTTATAACGGATTGTCCGCCATTTCATCATTAGCCATCGCAGCCGGGGGACTCATCACGGGTCAGTTTGATCTTGCTAAAGCTGCTATGGATGGTTTTGTTAAGGATATAAATAATCTGTATGGAACTGCGGAAGATCCTTTAGCAGAATCAGGGGGCAAAGTAGTCAGAGCCATCACAAAAGAAATGAGATCCGAGCTTGAAAAATCGGTGGAGGATACCGGGCCAATCGGAAAAGGGACTAAAAAGGTCGGTGATAAAATTGTTAAAAATATAGTTCCTGCCGCCAGCATAGAATCCATCTTGAAAGCATCTCTGATAAAAATCAATGCCGCCCTGGCTACCGAATCTGCCAAACTTGAAGCAGATTACGAAAATAAACTGATCTCATTATCCGATTATTATGACCGCAGATTATCCATTGTGGCTCAAAAGATCGAAGCTGAGAGAAAGATTTTAGAACAACAATTGGCAGCCTCGAATGATCCTGATAAAAAGGCTGCTTTGAATGCCAAATTATTCGCCCTGGATCAGGCCTACCAAACTGAAAAAATTAAACTTGCCCAGGAAGCTAAGACAGACCAGGATAAACTTGATGCTGATCTTTTGAAATCAAAAGAAAAACTAAATAAATTGAAATTGAATGCCGATAAGGCCTTACAAGATCAACAACAACGTCTTCGAGTAGAAGGTCAAACTGCTATAGAAGCAGATTTTCAAAAAGAAATAAGTGATCTGCAGAATAAGCAAAACCAGGAAATGCAGATCGTTAAAAAATTTCATGAAGAACAGCTTCAAGCCCTCCGTGATAGAAAGGCATCAGAGGCTGAAATTGAAGCGGCCACCCAGGCTGAAAAAGATGCCATTGCCGAACAATCCAGATTACAAACACTTGAAAAAGAACAGCAAGCTGCTGATCAGGCTTTGAAATTACAGGAATATCGTCTTAATAATTTCAAAACAATAGCACAGGGAACCGCTGATGTATTCACCAAATTATATCAAATGACCGGAGAAAAGAATAAAGAGTTATTTTATATAGCCAAAGCAGCTGCCCTTGCTGAGGCCACAATAAATATAGCTGCTGCTATAACAAAGGCTTTGCCAAATATTCCATTAGCCATAGCAACTGGCGCAATGGGGGCTGTCCAATTAGCAACGATTGCTTCAACAGGATTGGCTGATGGTGGTGAAGTTCCCGGGTATTCTCCTCACGCGAAAGCTGATAATATTGGAATTATGGCGACCGCCGGTGAATTTATGCAACCAGTTTCTGCCGTTGATTATTATGGCAAAGGAGTAATGGAAGCGATCAGGCGTAAATCAATTCCACGAGGGGCCTTTGCTGGATATGCTACCGGTGGATTAATCGCAAAGGGAAGGCAGAATCGTTTTGCTGATGGTGGATTGGTGAGTTCTGGTGCTCAGATGCCAGGGCAGCGCGGAAATGGATCAACTGAAATTACAATGATCAACGTTTCAGATCCAAGAGAATTAGATCAATATCTATCATCTGCCAGCGGTCAAAATGCAGTACTAAATGTGATCAATTCAAAATCAGAGGCTGTGAAACGAATCCTCAGAAGTTAGGAGAAATAATATGGCAACCGTGGTAAATGATTATTTCATGCTAAAGCCAGATTGGGCAAATATTGTTTCTTTGAAAAGGAAGTGGCACACCTCTTTACAGATTGGATTGACCAATAGAGAAAAGAGATCTGCTATTCTTTCATGGCCCAGGCGGACGCTAAGCTACTCTGTAAGCGCCGTTAAATATTCAGATATGGCTTACGTCAAGAAAAAGCTCCACCGCAATATACCGAATATTTGGGGCTGTCCTATATGGCCAAATGAAATGCACCTGACTTCAGCCGCCTTGGTAGCTGATTCTACTTTTCAAGTTGATTCCACTGAATATATGGATCTTGAAATTGGTGGTGAATTCACCATCATGACGGATAAAGATACCTATGAAATTTTAACAGTGGATTCTTTCACGGGAACAACTATCACTTCTGTTGAAAATTGCTTATATGCCTGGGGAATCAATGCCAAAGTTTACCCTATCTTAAAAGCAAGAATTAGGTCAAGTCAAAAATTCGGAAATATGACCAACCGAATGTCTGAAATTCAAATGGAATTCATGGAAGAGTTTGACCAGGGCATCACAAGAAATACCCCATCAATCAGCCATTATCCAACATTCAGAGATTACCCGGTTTTGAATACTCCTCCAAACTGGGCAAATGAATTAATCGGTGATCAATGGCATAATTCAGATCTGCTTCAATATTATGGATTGGCCACCTCCTGGACTCATCAAGATAATACAGAAATCAAATTTGAAGCGGTCTATATGCCTGATGAAAAACAGGTGATTAAGCGGTTAACAGATTTCTTTGATTATCATAAAGGAAGATGGGGAGCTTTTTGGAGACCTTCATGGGTTGATGATTTAAAGATCACTGATGCTATTTCATCAAGTGATGTGACCCTTACAATCGAAGATATCGATTTTGATGATTATTGGCTTTATACCAAGGGTGGCACCTGGATGATTATGCTTTTTCCAGATGGCACGCAGATTGAAATGGGAGTTTTGAGGGCCACCGGGACAACGATAACTTTCAATAAGCCGATTGGTAAAGATGTTTCGCTTGCTGAATTGCCAGGCATCAAGATTTGCTTTTTGAATCTTTGCCGATTTAATCAAGATGAATTAGAAGTTCAATATGTGACTGATAGCCTGGGTGATATTCAAATGAATTTCAATACCATTTCCCAGGAAGCCCCCAGCCCGACGACCACCTCAACAACGACGACCACAACTTCATCAACGACGACCACGACCTCCACAACTTCATCAACGACCTCCACGACTTCATCATCATCAACCACGACTTCAACTTCATCATCAACATCAACCACAACTTCATCAACCACCGTTACGGGCTCCACATCGACGACCTCAACGACTCATACTTATACGGCTTCCACGACTTCAACTTCATCAACCACCGTTACGGGCTCCACAACGACTTCATCATCGACGACTTCAACTTCATCAACCACCGTTACGGGTTCCACGACTTCAACTTCATCATCAACATCAACATCAACATCAACAACATCAACAACCGGATTGCCGGGAAATATGCTTGTTGAAGTCACCATTCCGGCAAGTTCGGTGGACAGCACTCTTTCCAATTATCCGTTATATGTTGATTTGAGTGATATGCCTGACCCATTTTTTAGTGTGGTCACCTCCGATGGCGGGGATATTAGATGCTATTCAGATATTTCAAAAACGACCGAAATAGCAAGAGAAGTGGTTACGATTGATACTTCTGCTAAAACCGGTCAATTGCATATGAAAGTTCCTTCGGTTTCATCATCCACAGATACCAAAGTTTATGTTTATGTTGATGGATTAGGAACTGAGCCGGCAACAAATGCTACCTATGGGCGTGATGCCGTTTGGGCTGATTATGCTGCGGTCTTTCATATGGAGCAAAGGCGCCCAACTTCGGTTGATGATGATTTTACCGGAGATAACGGAGATCCCCCTGATCCCGTTTTATGGAGATCGGCAGGTCATGATCTTGAAACAACGGGCTATTCTGTCGAGATTAATAATAATAAATTGAGGGCGACTGTCCCAAATGATTCCAATGATTTCACTTCTGAAATTAGATCAAATTTTATTTTAAGTGGTAATTTTGATATTCAAATTGATTATGCCAAGGTATCAAGTGATGCCCCATCCTCTGGTAGAAGTTATCCGGCATCATTAGTTTTGACTGATTTTGTATCTTGGATTGGTATTCGATTGACCCATGAAACAGATGATTCCCAGGATGTGTGGGTAGGGGGAACCGGGGTACTCACAGATACCGGGGCAGGGGAAACATTCACTTCTGGTAAATTTAGAATAAAACGATCAGGATCCGATTTTACTCTCTGGTATTGGAATGGATCTGATTGGACTTGGAAAGGATCTGCTGGGGGGAAAATTTACAGCGGTTCTTCCATTGGGTCAAATGATGTTGACGTCAGGATTGAATGCAATGGTGATATTGATGGCGGTTCAGTTACCGATTTTGATAATTTCACGATTACTACAGGCACGATTGAATGGCCTCCAGTTGCAATTGATTCAACTGGAAATCATAATCACGGAGTATCAGCCGGTTCAAATATGACTGAATCTGATATGGTGACTGCTCAGATTGGGGACGGATTTGATCTTGATGGATCAAATGATACTTTTGATTGCGATAATCTTAATACCCTTGATAATCTATTCGCCGGCGGGGGAACTTTTCAATGCTGGTTTGACTGTGATGTTTTATCTTTTAATAGAATCTATCACAAAGCCAATTCTTCAAATCTGGAAGGCCATTTTATTGGACTCAGAACAAGTGATCCTTATATTCAGTTTCAGCAGGATTTTACCACATCGTTCGGTAGATGGAGAATGGATGGGGAATATGTTTCAGCCGGGACTACCTACAAATTAGATTTAACTTATAACAGTGATTCAGATACGAATAATCCCCTCTTTTATTTAGATGGGGTGAATCGATCAGCCACCGAAAGTGATACCCCATCTGGATCAGCTGAGGACGATTCTGATCATGAACTTTCATTAGGGGCAAACAAGGTAGGAAGTGGTGCTTATTTTGATGGGGTTCTTGATGAGATCAGATTCAGGGAAGATATTTTAAGTGCTGATTGGATTGATGTTGAATTCCAAAATCAGGATAATCCCAGCTCCTTTTATTCAGTTAAAGATGTGGCTTTAATTTCTACGACCACGACCACGACCACAACTTCAACGACTTCAACTACCGCATCAACTTCAACCACATCGACTTCAACCACATCGACTTCAACCACATCGACTTCAACAACGGTTGCTGGCATCACGGGCTTATATGCGATCACCATTCCATCAAGTAAGGTGGATAGCACTCTTTCCAATTATCCGTTATATGTTGATTTGAGTGATATGCCTGATTCTTTCTATGATATCGTTACGGAAGATGGCGGGGATATTAGATGTTATAGCGATGCTTCTTTAACGACTGAATTAGCAAGAGAAGTGGTCACGCTTGATACCACCGCAAAAACTGGTGAATTACATATCAAGGTCCCATCTGTTTCGTCATCTGCGGATACTACCGTTTATGTTTTTGTTAATGGATTAGATACTGAGCCTGCAGTGACCGCAACCTATGGTAGAAATGCTGTTTGGTCTAATTATGCCGTCGTTTGCCATATGGAACCAGTATTTCCGGAAACGGATGATGATTTTACCGGAACAAATGGTGATGCCCCTGATTCTGATAGGTGGGCATCGGATGGGGATGTAGACATCCAAGCAAATAAATTGTTCACTACTACGGGCGGTGCAAGTTTATACGGCAGTGTCCTTTCCAATTTTGTACTTTCCGGTGATTTTGATATTCGGGTTGATTGGGAAATGCCGACGATGACCACTACTGAGAAGTGGTATACCTTTATGGTTGTCGCTGATTCTTCTGGACGATATAACCGGATTAATAGGGAATACATATCTGGCTTAAATCGATATAGGCATGCTTCTTATAATGGAACCACATGGTATACCGAGGGGTCTGCTGTTACTACTTCTGATGAATCAGGAAAATTTAGAATAGTAAGGACTTCTGGAGTTGTTAGTGTTTATTATTGGGGAGGATCGAGTTGGACTCTCCTTTCCACAGCATCCTCCTGGAATACTACCACAAATGTCACGGTTCAATTAGCATGTATTTCTACCGTTACCCAAACAGTTGAAGCAAATTTTGATAATTTTGAGGTTTATTCGGGAACTCCTGTTTGGGATCTGCCGGAGCTTTTGGATTCAACCGGAAATGGGAATGATGGGGCATCTTCTGGAACAATGAATTCATATGATATCGTTGCTGCTAAGATAGAAAATGGTATTGATTTTGATGGGACTGACGATTATATATCCTTTGGTTCTGATTCTTCCTTAGATGTTTCCACAGGAGTTGCCCAGGCCTGGATAAATTTGGATACAATGCCATCCTCTGATTATTATGCCATTCTTGGTAAAGATAATGCCGGCACAAATCCCTATGATTTTGTTATAGGGGTAGACGATGCCTTGGGAGATGTGACGGACAATCATCTTTTTGGTAGAGTTTCAAATGGATCAGGAGTGGGGACTTTTCTTGAAACAATCAGCCCGGTCAGCGCATTGACTGATTATAAAGTTGATGTGAAATTTGGAACCGGAGGGTGCGCCCTTTATTTAAATGGGGCTTTGCAAGATAGTGCTTCTGAAACAGGTGGACTATCCAACTCCAGTGCAAATTTAACTGCCTCAACTTTATATGGTTCTTCCAGATATTTAGACGGGGTTATTGATGAAATCAGGGTATGTACTCAGGCTTTATCTGCTGATTGGATTTCTACCGAATATGATAACCAGAATGACCCCTCAAATTTCTATTCAATTGTAGATATGAATGCAACGACTACAACAACCGTTTAAGGAGAAAGCATGAAAAACGTATCACAAGATTTTATAGATTCAGAGGAAGCAATCCAAAGGGAGCCAGCAGAGCTTTTCCATATTTGGAGAAATGATGATTCTCAGCATTGGTATTTGACGAGTGGAGATGCTCCTTTAACTTATGATGGAAATGAATATTCTCCAGGGACTTTGAAAAGGGGTCAGGTCACTTATAATTCTACTCTTGATGTTTCCATTGTTCAGGTTGATGCTCCCTCTTTGCTTGATCCGGTGGTTGAGTATATTGCTCAGAATCCAATAGAAATAATGTGGATTTCAATTGCTAAGATTCACCGGCAGGATTTGACCGAAGTAGATATCATTTTTGTTGGCCAAATAAAGGAAATAAATTTTAAGGGGATTCATGGGGCATGCCAATGTGTTGGTTTTGAACATTTCCTGAAAAAATCTATTCCGTTATGGCGCTATCAATTAACTTGCAATCATGCTGTATTTGATTCCAAATGCGCCTTAACAAAAGCCAGCTATGCAGTGAATACCATTATCAGTTTGGATATCACAAAAAAGGAATTAATTTCGTCGGCTTTTGGAATGTTTGATGATGGGTATTTCATTGGGGGCGAGATTGTTTTTGGAAATGAATCGAGATCGATTATTGCCCATGAAGGAAATACGGTATATCTGATGTACCCTTTTATCGAATTGGAAACAGCAGATATTGTTGACGCCTATCCTGGCTGCGATGGCAGAGCCACGACTTGTCGGGATACTTTTGATAATATTGACAACTATCTTGGATTCCCTTTTATTCCTATTGAGAATCCAGCAATCAGGGTATCATGGTGATTTATGGAATACTTTTTTGAAGATCAGGAAAATAAACAGAATTTGATTCAGATTATGACTGAATGGTTGGATACTCCTTTTAGGCATAAAACTTGCGTAAAAGGAATGGGCTGTGATTGTATCCATTTTGTTGGTGGGGTCTTGGCAGAACTTGGGCTTTGTGTGGTTAAGCGGGTGGAGCTGCCAGACTATCCAAAAGACTATCATTTGCACAATACCAAGGAATTACTTGCGGAAGGATTGGAACGGGAATTTAACGTAGAAAAATTGCGTTTAACCGATAAATTAATCACGGGTGATATTATCCTTTCTCATTATGGAAAGGCTTCTGGCCACGCTGGCTTATTTCATGATGGATATGTTTATCAGGCATTGAATAGAATAGGGGTAAAAAGAATTCGATTCACAGACCCCAAATTTCGGGCGCAAATGAAATTCGCCTATAGACTCCTTAAAGATCAGCAAAAGGGCTCTACTCAATGATTACCGATTGATTCACAAGGGTAATAAAATAATAAAGGAGATATCATGAGTTTAGGTGCACTTGTAGGCGGGGTAGCAGGCGGATTTGTTGGATTTTTCGTTGGTGGTCCGATGGGGGCTGTTTATGGGGCTTCTATCGGTTTTGCTGGGGGAATGATGCTTGACCCCGTTATGCCAGATTTACCA